TTGGAATTGGAATTAGAAAAGACCTTAATAAGAATCCAAATAACTTTTGTTTTATAGAAAAACAATCACACTTCATAGACATTTTAGAACAATCTCCAGATAGCAAATACTTTGTATCAGAACAAATTGCAGAAGAGATGATAAATGTTTGTCATAGAGAACAAGAAAATTTTAAAATAGAAAAGTTATTTGGAGAAGTTAAACAAGCAAACAAAAAGACAAAATTCGGTAGAAAGAAAATTAGATATGAAGGAACTATATTTTGTCAAAATCTAATTGATATTCATGGATTTATATATCCAGATGGTAAGACTATAAGAAAGTTTACACCAAGAGAATGTGCTCGACTTCAAGGATTTCCAGATACATTTGTTATTCATTCCAAAGACAGACATACTTATAGACAGATGGGTAATACTATAACAGTAAATGTATTAGAACAAATATTTAAAAATCTACTATGATTCAAAAATCTAACACAAGACAAATTGCCGAGGAAAGACAAGACCTCCATAGAAAAGATAAACCCAATTCCGAAAATTCTCTAAAGGGAAAAAGATATTATAAAGATGACAAATACAGAGAACAGACAATAGGACTCTCTGGTGAAATCGCCCTTGGAAAAAGATATAATTTAAAACCCGATCTCAAATTCCGTCCCAAAGGAGACAATCATATAGATTTCAAAATCAAAATAGACGATAAGAAGATTGTTACCCTTGATGTTAAAACATATCAAAAAGCATTTAATCTCCTAGTAAAAGAATGGGAAATCAATAAATGTTCGGATATTCTCATTCTAGCAGAATTTCTCTCAGAGGATAATATAAACTTCCTTGGCTGGACAACAAAAAAGATAATGAAAGAACAACCCAAAAAAGTTTTCTCCTCTCTTAATATTAATAACTATTACCTACCAAAAGACAAACTATATCCAATGGAAAGACTAGATGAGGTTTTTAATAATTGTAAAATAGAACAAATCATTGAAGATTAATATTACTTCTTAAATTTCAATATCTTATCCAAATCAATATTCATCTTAATTGCATTTGCAATACTCAAATATATTATAAGTCCCCCAAATATAAACTTAATAACAGTATCTTCCAACACTTCCCCACTCTCATCCAATACCTCCTCAACCCTAAATGATGAGGTAATAAATCCTTGATTCTTTTTCCTTGTTGGCTTATCACTAGAACTCCCCTTCATGCGAGAGTTCCAATTTGTTTTCTTTGTCATATCAATACTTATTTTTCACCTAAGTATATATGGATATAAACTTTTAAGACATATATAAAACAGATCGCCCTGGAACCTTATATATAGCAGTCAAATGACTGAATTTCTGAATGTTATAGTCTGATAAGGTACTCTCATTAAAAAGCTCAACACTGTTATAGAACAATTTGATTTTTAAATAATCATAAACAGTTGGAAGCTCTTCGTCTTGAATTTTTTGTTTAACTCCTTGAATAGAATCAGAAGGATCAACATCTAAAGACCATTCCCCCAAAGGATCCGATAATTTTTGAACATATATTTGCATACCTTTAATTATATCTAAAAAGTAAGATTAATAGACTCTACCTTAAAATCATCATCAAAGAAAAATTCAATAGAATTAGGTCTTATCTGACCATAACTATCAGAAGTAATCCTTCCCCACTCAACACGCATATCCTTAGAATATACTATCTCAATTTCCCTCTTGTGCTCCGCAAAACTATCATCCATAATAGAATTAACTTCCCTCTCCTCATCACTCAAAGAATCTAAAAATTCATCTGTAACAGTAATATTAAAAGACTCAAATCCCAAAACTATAGCACTTGCTCCAGAAATCCCCCAACTCTTATACTCAAATTCTAATCTATACTTAACACGTATCTCTTTAGGATAATCAATATAAACACCCTTCTTTTGTTGCAAAACATCCAAATCCACCACACACTCAAATACCAAATCATTATTATCCTCATTGATAATATTACGAGTCTTTAAATACATATCCTCAAGGATAATCTGATCTTTGTTTTTCATATATTAAAAATTATTCTTCCCCACCACCATCACCTTCGCCCCCACCTTCACCATAACCTAAACCATATCCATATCCATATCCATATCCAATCCCCCTATATAAAGAATTTTGTGGAATATGTTTAATACCTTTTTTCTTTTTCTTTTTCCTTTTTTTCTTTTCACATATCAATTCATATGCTTCCTCTAGTAATATTTGATCTTTATTTTTCATAACTAATATCTTAATAGAAAATATTTATCATATAAAAACGAATTATAAAGCAACAATGTATTCATTTGTAAAGAAAGGGGCATATATGGCAGTATAGGAGAAATATAGGGGGTATAGGGGGCATCGCCCACACCCCCCTTTCCTTAAATAAAAACATATGTGGTAAATTTTTACAGACGGGGTCCTAGAATACCGATGTCTGTTTTTTTACCGTATTTTAAAAAAACATAATAAAATTTTAACCAAGGTTTACCCGGACAGTGGGTTTCCGTAAGATACGAATACCATAAAAGTATCTTACGGAAACAACCACCTGCTGGACCCAGAGGTTGGACCCAGCCGTTCGATACTTAATGTTTACTTAATGTTTACTTAATGTTTACTTAATGTTTACTTAATGTTTACTTAATGTTTACTTAATATTAATGTTATGCCTATACACTTTGTTATGCCTATACACTTTGTTATGCCTATACACTTTGTTAGACTACAGCAGTGTGCATAAAAAAAATCCCCACCCTAATTAAAGAGTGGGGATTGTCTTATGATATGAAATGTTATTTAGTGTGCATTGAGATAATCTTTTAGTATGAGTAGTAGGGATATGATTGAATAGACAGCAATCATACCAATGATAGGGAATGCTAGGTTATCTAGAGTATCGATTGCTTTGAGGATTTTAGTCTTCATATTCCTCCTCTTCATCTACCTCTGTTACCCATGCCTTCTTCGCCGCCTTCTTGACAGACGAGTGCCAAGGCTTTGGTCCGAAGGCATCTTCCCATGCCTCTGACTCTGTCGTGCCTCTGCCGAGAGTGCAGTGCTTTAGAATGTTTACTCCGCTCTGAGATTTGATTGCGAATTTCATAAGGCAATCAGTGTCTCATTTATTTCTGGTAAAAGCAAGAAAAAAATAAAAAAAAATCAATATGGTCGAAGCACCAAAATCCGGCTCGACTGGGCTCCGGGCAGCACTTTCCGTAAGATACATTTTTAATATACTATGACGACCTTGCCCCGGTACAGTGGAAATCCGTAAGATGCTAATCCTATAAAAGTATCTTACGGAAAACTTTTAGCGGCCAAACCCAGCCGCCAGATACTTAATGTTTATATAATATTTAATTAATGTTTAGTTAATATTTAATTAATGTTAATATTAAGATACAAAAAAATCCCACCACCCTTTCGAGTGATGGGATTCTCTCCTTATTTTTGCCTACTACGAAATTATCCTATGCTGAAGATGTTATCAGCATTGACCACGAAGCAAGGATCACGATCTTCCGAATACATTTTCTCACGTTCGGAATTAGTTAGATAGGATGCAAACTCATCCTTTGCAACAGCCTTGTCGTCAACAAAATACTCCACTTTTGGACGCTGAATAGCTCCACCAGTCGGAAGGTAGAATCGGAAATATGATTTATCCTTGTGATCAATTTGATAGGGGAAGTTCACCCATTCACCCCACGGCAATTTTTGCACCTCACCACGTTCACCATTTGCAATCCCCTCTTTAACCACGGAAAGATTTGAAAAATCAATTCCAGCACGGAAAGCACCCTTTACTTCTTTGCGAAGCGAATGAGCTTTGAATGCCGCCGCAGGTTTTTTGACAGATTCAAAATGCACTGCAATGTGTCTTCCGCTTGTTCCTTGGACGATTGACAGAACTTGTGTTTTATTCATAAGACATATAGTGTCGCATTTATTTCTGAAAATATCAAGAACAAAATGAAAAAATCTTTTTGTATCTTACGGAAAGTATAGCAGCTGGGATCTCGAGGGTTGGCCGAATTCGGTCCTGAACAGTGAGAATCCGTAAGATGCATTATATCTTTTTGTATCTTACGGATTCAACCACCTGTGGCCTCGTAAATTGTTAAACGATCCTCTTCTGTATACAAATACAAAAAAAATCCCACCCTAATTAAAGGATGGGATTTGAGTAATTGTAATTTGCCCTACACGAATAGTCCAAAAAATTTTAAGTTGAATAGTCCTCTTGCTACCGACAGAATCACCATTAGAGAACAGAGTCCTACATAAAACCAAAGAATACCTAATATTATCATCCAAGCCTCCATGTTATTCCAAATATATTTTATATCTTCTAGTATAGTTTTCATGTTAGTATCCGTTAATTCTTTTCTCTTCGATTACGTTTCCGTTAGAGTCTCTTGCAATTAGATTACAATACTCATCGAGATCGTTGAAGGCAGTTCCATAAACTCTTATAGAAAAGATGTTTTCAATGTTTTTGAATCCAAACAAAGTTGCTGTGCTTCTAGCATTGTCTCCTGTGAGAAGTTCGATCATGTTCATATTATTTTACTTTCCAATATCCTTGTGCGAGTGTTAAGTTGATAGGATTGATTGTGTTATGAGTGTCATGGATAGTTCCGTCAACCACGGCACAAACGTGTCCGATGAGAGAAACAATATATGTTCCTTTTGTTGGGATCACAAGCATTCCGTTGCTCTTTTTGGCAATCCACTTCAGTCTCAAGATTTTCATTATACCCTTCACAGAGTTGCTATAAATTCCATAGACGTTTGAGCTTTTTACTTTTGAATGACTTTCAAAACAGCGAGCAGTTCTATTTACAAATTCATACATATTGCTGTATGAAGAACCAGTTGCAATAGACAAGGCACGAACCACACAATCTCCAGCACCTCCACTATATCCAGCCAAGAATCTTCCTCCATCATTGAATTGATATTTGAGTTTCATAAGGCGTATAGTCTTTCATTTATTTCTAGTAAAAGCAAGAAAAATCTTTGGGAAAAATTCAGAGAGTTCTCTCCATATTCCACCAAGATAAAATTTCCAATTTCTTGGTCGATGGATCAGACATTTTAGATGAAGGCATATTCGATTTGTCATAGAAGATGAAAATTCTCCAAACAAAAAAAAGTTATAGGTAGGTGATGGCTGTATTCCGGTTTGGGCCCCTGGCGGGAAAATCCGTAAGATACAAAACTATATTTTTATAATTTTAAGCCCTTTTGCCCCGGTACGGTAAAAATCCGTAAGATACGAATCCTATAAAAGTATCTTACGGAAAACGGCTTACCGGGTGTCGAGGGTCGTTGCCCGGACAGTGCAAATCCGTAAGATACAAAAGCAAAAACATACGTATAAAATAATATTATACGTATAAAAGGTTTTAATACGCACAAAAAAATCCCACCACTCTTTCAAGTGATGGGATTTGGGGGTTTATATCTTGGGGAAGGGGAGTTAGATATAAGGGGATTGGAGGGAAATTTTATCCAACATAAACTAAATGATCGGGAAAGTATTCTCTCATACTTTTAATAATATCTTGAGTGTGTCCACCGATGTGCCAGTTCTACAATCCATTCACAAGTTACCTTTCCATCTCCACAGAAATTAGTCCTTGGTTCTCCGAGAACATCAACAAGTTCTTGGTGTGTGATAGAGATATATCCCTTGAGGGAAGTTCCGTTGACGACTGCTGAATCAGTTACAATTTTCATAAGGCAATTATTATGTCAGTTATTTCTAGTAAAGGCAAGAATTATTTTTGTTGTATTAGTTTTTTAGTTGTATATGCAAGAAGGTTGTTACAAAAATCGTTGTGATATAACACCATGTTATATTACAACACGATATCATGCCCATTGCTGTCCCATTGCATCAGCAATACCTTGAAAAGTTTTACTACGGATAGTCGATCTTTCTGCTGACGACTTTGAATTAGCAAATGCTTCATAAAACCACAATGCTTGTCTCTTCTTCTTTCCAGTTTTCTTGTCGATCCATTCTTTAAATTCTCCCTTACCCACCATCTTCGTTGGAGTCAATAGAGGCAATCCCTTTAACCATAGGCAAGTTGATTTAGAAAACTCATCGCCAAACATATACGGCTGAATGATTTGATCAGGTTTCCTCCAAAGATTTGACATGATCCCAATAGGATTTTCTATTGCCACCTTTGGAATATGAGGAAGATTAGTAAAGATATTAAAGAAATCAATACCTTGTTGTTGCCTTCCATCTGCCCTCTTCTTTGCAAAATGAGGAGCACCACTTACTGCTAGGTGAGTGCAAGGAGGAAAGGCAATCACCATATCCCAATCCTTCTGTAGAAGAGGTATAACATCTTCTTGTAGATGCCATTCTGGATGCCCACCACTAGAAGGAAGAACATCGCACGAAAATGCTTCATGTCCTCTTGCCCTCATTACTTTTGTTACTGCTTGGGATTCTTCGCAAGCTACTAGGATTTTCATATATTTTTTAATTGTAGAAGTCAATGTCAGAGGGAGTCTCTTTTGTTACTATTCGATAGTTAGAAATATCATCTGCATAATGTTCTGACAAGTCTTTTATTTCAGTCTTTGCATCTTTTTTAGAAGAGAAAAGGTCTACCTCATAAGGTCCACCATCATAGGATGATTTTACATCTCCCCATCCATTAGCTCCTACCATTTGAATTTTAAATTTCATTTGTAATAATTGTAATTGTTTGTTGTGTAGTTGTTTGTTACGTTTGATGGACGTTGTTCCTCATAAGGATTATATGAATAGGTAGGGGAGCAATAACGAGGTTGTGATCTATAATAATCTTGGACGTTAGTTACTTGTCCACCATATCCTACTCCACTACTATATCCAGTTACACCATACGAAGATGGAGGAGGAGTATATGAATAGGTAGATGGAGTTGTGTATGATTTTGATGCACATCCGATTAATGATAATGAACACAGAATTGTGGCGATTAGTTTCATAACAGAAATATCTTGTCAGAAATAACTGAGAAGATCAAGAAAAATCGCAAACAAAAATATGCCAAACCATGACACCGGCCAGGGGTTGACTTCCGTAAGATGCAAATGATACAAACGTATCTTACGGAATGCTACTGTGCCTGGAAGCGAGCCATGCTCAGATAGTCACTACTCAGTTTTCTAAAATCATCCCCATATTTGTCGATCATTGTATTGACCAATCTCTCCATGAGTTCGTTTAGTTTCTTAGCATTTACTGGGGTGAGCAATTCTTTTCCTTCATCATCAGTAGTAAAAAGAGAATTTATATGACTAAAATCATCAGATCGCATAAGAGCAATTAGTTCTCTTTTAATTGCTTTGTAGTCATTGAGCTTTGACATCGCAGGTCTCTTTTCATTATTGACTTGTAACAATCGTTTTTTTATTTCATCAAATTCTGGACGATTAAATATATGACTAAATAACGACTCTAGTAATATTTCATCAAAAATTTCCTCACACAAAATAGAATAATTAAATTTCACAGTAATATATTTACCCTCGATTACGTAAGATACAAAAAAAATCCCATCACCCTTATAGGGTGATGGGATTGGAGGAGAAGGAGTAAATTATTTTATTATTGCTATTTCATTTTTTATTTCTATTTGAGTTGCTTTTCCTGCCATTACACATCTAGGTTGCATCCTTCTATTCCTAGTTTTTATAGGGACTTGGCAATCCAATCCCTCTACAAAATGACAAACACCATTGAAGTGAATTGTCAAAATGTTCTTCTTTCTTTGAAGCGAAAGAGGTTTATTATAGTGAAACCAAAATGCCTTTTTCATTTTAAACTCCCACATACTAGGCAACTTTTATCATGAGTATCTGGAGTCTTGTCTTCGCAAGGTTCACAATAAGACCATTCGTTCACACCAATTTTATAAGCATAATTATATACTGAATATTGACCACCTTTATTGTATATAGTTACTGCCTCATCATATTGTTCTTTTGTTGCTTTCATTTCTCGAATTTAATTGAGGTTATTTTTTTGTCGGGATATACAGATGATTTGAATCTTGGCATCTCTTGTGACTTGGAAGAGGTTTGCCAGAGTTTGATGTATGCCTCTGGAGGGAGGCACGTTGCTTG